AACGCATTTTGTCGTAATCGATTTCGTCAGGTTCATAATACTGAATCATCTCTCTGGTAAAATAATCACCGTCATCTGATACAGGGTTTTGTTGGTACAACGCGGTCCAGTCCCTGGGCCCAATGGCTCGTTGGATCATTTCTAAAGATTCTACGTTATACCGTTCAGGATGCAGGGGTTCGCCTGTTTTTCTAAATTCTTCATCTTCTTCTGCTATTGCTGGATATTTAACTACTTCCCATTCGTCTGCGCCACCTTCGGTTGCTTGCAACAGCCTGCCTGCTAGATCATCATCGTGCCATCTAGTTAAAATAACTAATATGCCTCCACCAGGGGAAAGCCTTGTATAAGCAGTAGAGGTATACCAGTCCCAGGTTGCCTCTCTGTTATTTTCAGACTCTGCATCTTCTCTGTTCTTTACCGGGTCATCGATTAATAGTACGTGCGCACCTTTACCAGTAATACCACCGCCAACACCAGCTGCTACATAACCACCGCCTTGGGTTGTTTGCCAGGATTCTACAGACTGTGAATCTTTGTCTAGTCTTGCATCTTCAAAAACTTTCTTATAATTTGGTTCTCTTAATACTTGTCGTACCTTTCGAGAAAAACTCATTGCCAAAGAGCCGGAATAGGAACAACTAATAAATTCGTGCCCTGGGTTACGCCCGAGATGCCAAGCAGGAAAAGCAATACTAGCCAAGGTCGATTTGCCGTGACGAGGAGGCATAAACAGCATAAGCCTTGGGGATTTCTTATCTGCTACGTCTTGGCTAAACTTTTCTAGCCTTTGACAGATGTCTTTATGCACCCAACCTGCTTGGTAATCAGGATTAAACTTCTCAACGAACGGCAACATGCGTTTTCTAGACAAAATACGTCTTGCAAGCTCTTGTTCCGCACGAATTTGAGCATTTTGCTCTTTTTTTGACTCTTTTTGTTGTTTTTGGGGCTCAGGAAGCTGATCTGCTTCGTCTGCAGCACAGTAAACGCATAAACCTTTAGGTAATACGAGGTTTTCTGCCAAAAGTTTCTTACACTTATAGCATTCTATCTTTTCCAAATCCACTATTTAGTACTTTTTGGTTTTTTTTGTCTTTTTTGCCGGTTTTTTGGCCATTTTAGCCTTTTTTGCCGGTTTTTTAGAATATCCTTTGCCGTATCCCATTTTTTTCTCCTTTTTTTCCCAAAACATTGGTATTTGTTTGCCTTTTTTCTTTTCTTCTACTATGTGAGCCGACATATAAGCAAAAGCTGCCATAACTACTATTACTAGTACGCCTATAAGTATCTCTAACACTTCCATCTTCTTCTCGCTTGTCTAATTCTTGAATTAGGATCGTTTCTAGTTTTAGCTGAGCTTCTTTTTAGCTGCCCTGCTGACCTAGCGCAATAAGATTTACGTCTTTTTGCTGCTTTTGAACCTTTTTTAACTTTTCCTGTTACTGCTGTTTTTAATTTAGACCCAGGGTTTGCTTTTCTATAAGCTGCAACCCCTTTTTTAGTCATACCAGCACCAGATTTAGTTTTCCTATAATTGCCACCCTTACCGGTAGTCTTTCTTATAGGTTTTTCTTTTTTCCTAGGCATTATCTTTTTTTCTTCGTTGGTTTTTTCTTCGCTGTCTTCGCGGATTTTTTGAAAGCTTTAGCTGTAGGTGCACCCTTTGCACCTTTTTTCCGCATAGTCTCACCCGAGCCCGCTTTAATTCTTTTACGTTTTGCGTGTATATTTGCGTATAGTCCTCGTTTAGCCATTACTTTTTTCCTCCTTTGTACGACTTCTTAGTTGTACCTTTATTTTTCTTGCCTTTTTTCATAGACATTTTTTTTGGTTTTTGATTAATACAATGCATTATTTCTTCTTCTTTTTGTTTTTAATAGCAGTAAGGATATCGCCTCTTGTTACTTTATTTTTATCTCCATACAAAGATGCAAGTTTTGAAGTTTTACGTTTCTTTTTAGTAGCTCTCGCTTGTTGTGCGTATTTAGTCATTAGTACCTCCTTGGGGTTCTAAATATCTTGTGTCTACTCCAGCTAGTTTTAATAGCTCGGAATCTGGTAGTCTTTCTAGTTGTTGAATTTTATCTACGTTAATATTAACTTGTGTTGCATTTTCGGGTGCGAATAGACCGTGGAGCTTGCACAACGAATCTACGACATTTTTTTCTTCGGTCGCGGTTGCTGATTTACGATGCGCTTCTAAATATAATTGTGTTGCGGTGTTCTTGTCGAACTTAACTTCTTCACGCATTTCCTCGCGCAAGTAATCGATGGCCTGGTTAATTTTTGGTTTCTTAAATATATCGTATACGGAATCTTGGTTCCTGTACCCCGCTGCACGGCCCGCGGCCGCCTTACTCATCCCACGTAAAAAATACAAAATTAATCTTTCTTCCTGAACCGAAAGCTCGGATAATTTTACTCCTGCGTATGGGTAATGTGACTGAAGCTCCATCCTATCTTCGTTGGAAACTTCAACTGTGTGATCTGCGACTAGGCTCATGTTCCTAAATATACCTTATAACGTTTTATATTGGAAATTTATAATAAAAAAAAAATATTTGAAAATAGTGGAATATATCGCTCAGACATCGGTTACTACTATCACCCAGAGCCCCTCCTCCCTCCTTTCTCGAAGCTCGAAAGTCAGTCGTCGTTTCAATCATTGGAACCTTGTATCGAAAAAAGCTATGTCCAGCTAGCTGTCCAAAGCAAGTATGTATTAAAGTGTTATTAACTTAGTACATGGAGGTACTTATGAACTATATGACAAAACTATTCACTGGCCTTGGTTCAGTGTCCGCGTCTATCCACAATGGTATAGATAACATCTCAACATCGTCTATCAAATCTGGTGTTGATTCTATTAAACAGACCACGGTTAAGTATGCATCAGCAACTGCCCAAGGTTATGTTGTTTCTCGTAAGCCTAAGCAATTAGAGCTTGACCTAAAACAGGAGGCATAATGGAAGAACATACATTAAACCTACCACAACTCATCATTGAATCTCTTTTCAATTAATCTATCGGGGGTGTCCAGCCCCCTTCTTTCCTTCTTACTTACTTACTTACTACTATCATAACTAACAGGAGCATACAATGAACAACACTATCAAAACATGGCTACAAACAAGCAAAGGAGCATATGGATACTTCATCATCCAAGTGTGGCACAACACAAAAACAGATGACTATCAAACCGACAGAGTATCTGATTCAATGGAGCAATACCAATTCCCTACTGAAAAGGAGGCTATCAAGGACTTCGAGAGAGGGAACCGCGATGAGTATAAGAGTATCAATCGCTCTTGGGAGACTACTCTAGGGTGTTATCGTTTCTAACGAACCTATCTCACGCCCTTCGGGCTATTGGCGCTGGTCACTCGGCGCCTTTTCTTCTTTATACTACTATCATCAATGTGCATGGTCGGGTTTCGACCTGCATCATTGTTGGTTCCTTGTGTTCCACGGGAGTGTGCCGATGTGGAACCAAGTCGTGGAACCAGAGTTTAACTTGTAGCCGTGCGCCTTTGTGTGCGTGCTACTCTTGTATGGTTCCGTTGTTCCACGTGGAACAAAGTCTGCTTTGCTAACGGACAACGAACCACGGTTATTGGATATAGATTCTCTTAACCTATAACTAAGTGGAACCAGTGGAACCAGACCTATAACCTAGCATAGTTATAAGGTTATTCGTGTTCCATGACTTGTGGAACCCAGTGGAACCAGTGGAACCAAAACGAGCCACGGCCAGCTAGCTGTCCATGGCGAGTATGTGTAAAGGTATATTAATTAAAGGAGAATGTTATGAGTTTAGTAAATTGTGAATGTGATTGTTGTGGTAAGAAAGAAGGGTTAGAAGAATTTAGTAGAGAGTGGGAATCTTATGGTAAGTGTGAGGTTGAAAGTATTATCTTATGTTCCGAGTGTATGGAAGATAAAGATGAGGTATTTGTTGAATTAATGAGGGATTATGAGTAAGAAGAAAGAAACTATTATGGATAAGTATGGAAGGTCTGGTCCTTCTATATCCGTAACGTGGAAAGATGATGCTCTATTAGAGAACTTAAGAAAGCTGTTAGGTCTTAAGACTAAACCAGCAGTAATACGGTTTCTTGTAGAGAGGTTTAGAAATGATTTAAATCAATTAGAGAAAGACTTAAGCAAATTCTTGCGCGGGCCATCCTAGATGTCCTGCGCTAGTTTGTACTATATGAAGTTGGTAAGGGTTTACTAACTCATTTAACTTACTTACCTAGGAGGTAAACATGTTGTATTCATTATACATATTAAAAGATGGCAAAGACGGCAAATCTAGATCTAGAGAAGTCGGCATCGCAACTACTAACAAAGACGGTAGCTTAACACTACACTTTGACGTAGCTATTCCATTGACTGCTGATAATCAGCAAGCAAAAGTCTTTATGCGTGTCATAGAGATGAAAGAACAGCCAGCAACAGCAGTAGCTTAGTTGGTTGTGTCTGTATCTGGTAGAACGTAGGTTCTTTAAGTCTAAAGTGGCCAGACTAAGTAACGTAGCTTGCAAGACAAAGCAGACAACGTCATCCCGAGGACGTACAAAAGCTCGGGACGGTTGTTACGGAAAGCACATGCTCGGATGAGAAGCCGAGCCCTTTAACTTATGGAGATTATTATGACTGAATTAATTTGTTTATTACTTGGTGGCGGATTAGGTTGGGCGATTGGCGTCGGACAAGTCACCAAAGCCGTAGCAGAATGCTCAATGTATGAGCTCAAAGAACTACGAAAGAGGTTGCAATCACCAGAGGGCAATATGTTCAGACTGGATGACGACTTTGAAAGATAAATTCTATTTAGGTTCGCAACCTAGGCCTAACCCCTGGGGCACGCAGGGCGCCGAATGCATTCGGTGGCAGTGATAAGCTGAGGACTCTTATTAAACCTTGGAGGGGCCCGCTCGTAAGAGTGAAAACATCTCCAAGGTTTTTCTTTTTTTTAATAAGGATGGCACGTTGTGCCAGCTATTTATTGTGCTGTAGTCAGGACACCTGCCTACAGTAAGTATGTATGCGTATGTTATTAAATCCAAAAACAAGGAGGTTTGTATGGATGAAGTACATGTACCCAGCGAGGTGCTACAAAAAGCTGAAGCAAGCGAAATACAATCGCGAGCTGATTATGTAAATGCTGGTGAGTTGCTTAAGCAATTTATCAGACGTATAGAATTGTCATCACAAGGAGGAAATTATGGCGACACATTTTGACCCAGACGATCTGGGACCACAAGTAGTAGACATGGCTAACGGTGAGACAGGAGAACTCCTGCCTGACCAGAAGACACCAGAGTCTGCATGGAAACCAGATACTATTGGCGATCCAATAGGCAGTGAAATCAGAGCAACACAGGATCCTGTGCATTTACCTGACTTTTACTACAGAAAATATGCTATTGACGGCGAAGGCAAACCACTTGCTCAACTGTCAAGAGTTAACGGTATCATGGATGTATTCAAATCCAAACGTGATACGGTAATGGTATTTAACAACGCAGACGAAGCATTGCGTAAGAAAGAAGAAGATTATTTTATTCTTCAATGTCAGCAGATTGCTGACGGTCTCTTACCGTTGTGCGAGACTGACCCGCAATCCACAGGTATCAACTTTTTACAGTTGACAACTAGGACATGGGCAGAGTTTGCATCTATTGCATACGAATACAAAGAAGAAACAGCATCTGCTAATCCAAACGATGACTTACCAGTATGGTTAGTCGAGCGTGAAGACAAGATGTTTGGTCTTGGCCGTAAGGCTCGTATGTTATCAGCTGTCGTCGGCTTAGTCGGTGACTCGTTCGGATTGCACGATCTGTCTTTAAAAGATGTTCGTGTCAGAAATGAGATCGAGAGACGTCAACAGCGACTTGCAGAATGGAACTTCAAGAATCACGCAGATTCCTCTGTCAAAGTTTCAACTGCACTTAACAATGCAACTGTAGAACATACTAAATCTGTGTTTGACAATGCATAACCCAACGGGGGCTTCACGGCCCCCACTTTACCATAGGAGGAAATTATGGGACTAGATATGTACGCAGGATGGTTACATCCTAAACCAGAGCAACCAGATAACGTGGTTGATATAAAAGATAATATAGGCGAACGCATGGAAGGCGTGTATGAATGGCGTAAACATGCCAGGCTACAACAGTTCATGATGATATTACATGATTCTAAGAACAACGGACCTGAACAGGGACAACGTAATGGAATGATGGACTCATTTAACAGCGGTCAGTTACTCATGCTTACAAAAGATGATGTGCTTATGCTAAAAGAACGTGTAGAGAAAGAAGACTTACCTTTTTGTCCAGACGGTTTCTTCTGGGGACATCAGTTCCAAGAAGAGTCGGTCAAAGAGTACAAAGAACAAGACCTTAAGTTTTGTGAAGATGCACTCAAGTGGCTCGATGAAGGTAAAGAAATATGGTACGAGTGTTCGTGGTAAATTACTAGGAGGTAATAATGCATACAATTAATCCAATCAAACTCAAAGACGAGTTAAAAGACTGTATCCATGCTGGCTATCCAGCAATGATATGGGGTGGGCCAGGCATTGGCAAATCAGATATACCTGCACAGGTTGCACAAGAACTCAATATCAAGCTTATTGATTTCCGTGCTAACTTGTTCGACCCTGTCGATGTGCGTGGTATTCCATATATTAAACAGTTGAAAGAAACTGGTAAACGCTTCACTTCGTGGGCTATACCAGATGTATTTCCAATTGTTGAGCGTGACGGAGACCGTGGCTTGTTGTTTATCGACGAGCTACCAACTGCACCACCAGCAACGCAAAATGCTTTTCTACAACTGTTGCTCAACAGAGCAATCGGTGAGTACACATTGCCTGCTGGCTGGCAGATCATTTGTGCTGGCAACAGACTAACTGACGCAGCATCTGTTTATCAAATGCCAAGTCCAGTTCGTAACAGGCTTGCTCATTATGAGCTCGAGCCAACGTTAGACGACTGGGTACAGTGGGCTTATCAGAACAACATCGATCCAGATGTTATCTCGTTTATACAATACAGACCTAACTTGTTGTCTGCATTCAACGCAGATGAATACGCTTTTCCAACGCCACGTGCGTGGTCAATGGTCAGCAAAAAAATGTCAAAAGCTAACACGGATCCAGAACGTTTGTTCTTCGGTGTGTCATCACTAGTCGGTGATGGTCCAGCTGGCGAGTTTGTTGCATTCAAAGAAATTGCTAACAAGCTACCTGATATTGACGTGTTGCTCAAAGATCCATCCACGTACAAGAAAGACGACAACCCAGCGTTGTTGTACGCCTTGGCTACATCAGTTGCTACTAGAGCACGCGATGACATGATGGAAAACATTATGAAGCTAAACAACAAGTTACCAGTAGAGTTTCAGGTTGTATTAGTCAAAGGTTGTTTGGCCAAAGACAGACAACTCAAGTCACACAACGATGTGCGTAAGTGGATCGTTGACAATGCTAATGTTGTTTTATAGGAGGTTATATGAAAACAGTTAGACTATCTAGAAATTTGCAGGACGACATCAGACGTTCTGCAGAAGCTAAGTATAAAAATGCCAATCCAGAAAAAGAGTATCCGCAAGACGGGTACTCTGTAATGCAAAGACTTGGCGTTATTGACAAAACCCAACGTACTAAAAAGATGTTTGCAGACATATGGGACAGAACTCTGCCCATGCAAAATGTAGACAACATACAACTACGTTCAGAAGCTGTTGAAGATGACGACGACGGTGAAGGAAATCCTTACACACGTAACTTATCTTACACATTGCGTTGTCCACCAACAGACGTGCCTAAGTTTCTATGTTATTACGACGAGTTAAGACTTGACGTACCATGCGATGACCCAACAATTGTTGAGTGCATGGCCATAGAAAATTACAACAGCGATCTTAGACAAAAGAAACGTAACTATGTTAGACAGCTAGAAGATGTCATGTACAAATTTAGTACGCTAAATCAGTTACTTAAGGCCGCTCCGTACATCAAAGACCTGGTCCCTCAGGACAAAGTCACGAAGATGTATGAGAAAGACGACAGATCAGGCAGGCGCGCAGAGCTTGCAGAAGTTGCAGACTCTGAATTGCAAGAGTTACGTGAAGTATTATTAGAAGACGCATTGTTAGGAGATGACTAATGGACTATGACCCAGACTATGACATATCAATCGATGAGGAGATGACATGAATCCAGCATTTACAAAAGCTAGGTCAAGACTTATTCTTGACAACCCATTCTTCGGCACGTTGTGTCTCAGGCAAACGCCTACTGAGTGGGACGAGCCAACTGGCGCAGTAGACGGTAAACATTTGTTTTACAACGTCAAATGGTTCGAGAAACTAACAGAAATGGAACGTGTAGGTTTCCTGGCGCACGAAGTTATGCACCTGGTTCTTAT